GAGTGAACTCGGGTAAGGAGTTAGAATACAGAGAACTCCACCGCTTATCTGCGAGGATATCCCACGCTTGCTTAGGCAAGAGAGTAGGGTAAGAGGGGCAGAAAGCACTAATATGATTATGACGAAGTGCAGACTTGGAACACTATAAAAGCTAAGCAGTAAGAAGAACGGCAGTCGCTCTGTCAACTACTGAATAGTAGATATCTTGCAAGTAGATAAGTGATGCGAAATGAGCAGTATACCATAGACGCAAGTCGTAGATTGAAGTTCGTAATATCCATCACCGCTAGCTACACAGTGGAAAGGTTCGTGAGTTATTCCAACACGACCACTTTAAAATAAACTTACGTTCGGAGTTTAAATAGGCAGTTGAGATACTGCCTATTTTTTTGTCTCGTGGAACTATATCTCAAAATTTTAAGGTCTTAAAAAATAGTTCTTGACAAACACCTTATTTCTCTGTATAATATTACTATATTTAAGGAGAAAACAATGGATTTATGGACAACACTAAAACACTTAGAAAAGGAGCACAACTGCATTATATATGGAGTATTAGAACCACAAGGCGTAGTCAATGACCTAGGCTATTGGGCAGAGTTTGATTGTTATCAATCAGACAGCGGACAGTTCTTAATAGACGCATACGATATCCCATCAGATGTATTGCTTCAAGCTATGAAATATGCTTACAATATAGAAGGGAATACTGGCGATATTAGTTACGACGCAATAATAAATACAGTAGGTGAATGGCTAATAGACGAGTACAAACTGCAGCAATGCGTGTGTGGAAAGTTAGAATGTGATGAGCAATACGCCCATACAACAAGCGGAGTTTAAGATGACAGATAAATTTTCAAAGGGAGTGAAGAGCGACCAAAGTGGAAAAGTGATGCCATTTCCAACAATAGATAGAGTATCTTTTTATAGAGAGCATATGGAGCGAAGCATGACAAATCTACAAGAAATGTCATTCCAGCTTCAGCAAGTACAAGATATGCTATATAACGAAGTTATAGAGTTCGAGACATGCGTTGTTGAGTTGCAAAACGAAATACAACGCTTGGAACGACTACTAAAAAATGAACAAACAAACAAGATAGGTAAAGACACATAGGAGGTGCAACATGCCAACAAAATTTAGACCAAGTGCAAAGAAATACGTTAGAGGCGTACCGGCAAGTAAATTGCCAATGGAACACTTCTACATGCACACAATGAAAAAAGAAGAGCTATTTGAATACGTAAATTCAAAAGGAGCTAACATGAAACCAAAAGTAAGACAGAAGTGCATAAACGAACTTCAGCGTAGAGGTATCAAAATAGAGTGGGTTACACCTGAGGTGCAATCATGAGGTGGAGTGGTAAAGCGAAACATAAATCGCACAAAAAGAAAACTGCACAAGGTGATTCACACAGCAGAATTAGCTTAAACATGAACAAAAACAAGAAGCGTAGCTTCAAGAAATATAAGGGGCAAGGCAGATGATAAATGATTATGCGAAATTTGTAGACAAATGTACCTCGGCTGAGAGTAGAGAAACGAATGCTTTTCAGCAGAGAATAACCAAACTTAGCATCATGCATCCTGACGTAGACTGGAGTAGGTTAATGACTTCAGCTATAGGGATGTTAGCAGAAAGTGGAGAATTTACCGAGATTATGAAAAAAATATTTTTCCAAGGTAAAGAAATGAACGAAGGCAACAGGTATCACATGAAGCGTGAACTGGGAGATGTCCTTTGGTACTGGATTCAAGGATGTATTGCTCTAGGGTATACACCTGAAGAAGTGATGAAAGAAAACATAGCAAAGCTAGAGAAGAGATATCCGAATGGCTTTGAGAAGATTCGTAGTGAAGTGCGAGAAGAAGGAGACATCTAATGGAGTTAATAGAGAATTTATTGGCGGGTATTGGATTAATAACAGTAGTAGTAGGCATCTTATTTGTCTGCGTATTTTGGGAGAACAGATAATGGCGAAAAAGAAAAATAATTTTGAAACAGAGCTAAGCAAGTATAAACACAGCTTAGAGCTTGTGAGAACAGTAGTACCTATATTAGTACTAATTCTACAAGTATTTATTCTAGGGAGGATTGTATAATGGCAAATCATGTATATTTTACAATGAGTATAGAAGGTATAACGGATGAACAATGGAATGAGGGAATCCAGAAAGTAAAGGGAACTAGAAACGATTATGATGGCAATCCATATGAATATGAGGACTATGACTACATAGAGAACCAGCCATTCATGGAAAACGTAGCTAAAACCTTTGACAAAGACGGCGAGTTAGAAAACTCATATGATTGGTACTGTGATAATATAGGTGCTAAGTGGTGTAACATAGAAGATATGGATGGTTGCTTTATAAGTGGGTATTCAGCTTGGAGACAACCACATGAGCTAATGCTAAATATAATAGAGTGGTATGCAAACAAGTTCGATACTGAAGTGAACGGAACTATGACATACGAAGATGAGTTTAGAAACTTCATGGGTAAGCAATACTATGGAACAGAACACAATAATCTACAGTGGACTGCTTGGGAAGGAGAGTTCTACGAAACTGACGGAGACCAACTAATGCAACAGTTTAATGAGTTATTCCCTAGCATAGACACAGAAGATAAAGACTTTGACTATCATGGCGAGTACGAAGTAGAAGGCGAAACGATATACCCTTACGAAGTGCTAGACGAACTAGCAGATGAATTCTGGAGTACGTCATGACACAGTATAAAAACGAAGTAGAAAAACAAAGACTGTATCTAGCTGCAGAAGAATGGGGAAACCAAATATGTCAGCATTACAGTTGTAAAGGTGGCGGTGATTTAGGATTTGGAGAAGGTTATTTTGTATACTATAACAATGGAGCAGTACATAAGCTAGAAGGAAAGAAGATAAGTATATGTCAGCTACCAAACAGTGTAGAGCAAGTCATAGACGACTATGAAAGGAAGGATGTATGAACTATAGTAAGGAAGTAACAGCGGATATAGTGAAAAGATATAGAGACGCTCCAAACCGCCAAACTGTTGCGATTCTCGCAAAAGAACTTGGCAAGAGTGAGAAGTCAGTAATTGGTAAACTATCTAAAGAAGGAGTCTACATAAGAATGAATTATGTGACGAAGTCTGGAGAGAAACCAGTAACAAAGGCTCAGCTAGTGCAAGAACTAGAGGAGAAGTTTGGTTTAATGTATGGAGACTTGGAAGGGCTAGAGAAAGCTCCGAAAGAAACTCTCAAGCTAGTATTGGAGGCAATATGCGAAGAATAGTAATGACCCCGAAAGGTCTAGGAATGTGTGATAGACAGGACTTTAGAATGCATGGTGATTTAATGTATCTAAAGGTTACGCTAAAGACTGGGGATAGTATGGAATATTTGAACACTGAAGTACGATTTCTAGATATGGAAGTAGAAGTTGAGGAAATAAAAAGACGTAAAAGATTAGATGCAATTACGGGAAAGATTAATGAAAAATTTTGAATTGGGCGAAGTCTTTAGATAATTAAGACGCAGTTTTAGACAGACATCAAAGACCGATTAGCTTTTAGTCGGTCTTTTTCGTTGTTGAATTAGATTGTATTTTCTCTCTCGACCTTTCACTCAGTTCATCTCAGGTCTCTTCTTCGCTTACGCTCGAAGAGCCTTGTTTTAAGATAATCGGAGTAGGTCTCGATTAGGAGAGAGAAGAATGAATTGAGTAATTATTCTAATTTATAGTATATATTTTATCACACTTTTATCAAGATTACAAGTTTTATTTTTGGTAGGGTCATTGTGCGTGACTTCTGGGAACGTCTTATCTCCGAGAAAATTTATTTCTCTTTCGATAGTCGGATGGGATTTGATTTAATGATTTAAGATGTCTCTTCCTTTGCTCGTTTTTCTTGCGTTTGCGTTTCACTGTTGGTTTCTCATAGAATTCGAGTTCGCGACAGCGTTCTTTGATTTGAGCGGCCTCGCATTTCTTACGAAAAATACGAATTGCCTTTTCTGCTGGCATATTTTTACAGTATATACTAGGCATTTGCTCTCCTGTGATTGAAAGCCCAACCTCTCTTTCGTAAGTAGTGTATCTGCGAATAGAGTTGACTCTCAGTAACCTGAAGTTTCTTGCAAATCTCTGTAGTGGGAATTAGCTTATAGTTATCCCGCAAATACTGTTTATCTTCTTGAGTCCATCTTTTGTTCATATCCATATTATACTAAAAATAGAACCTTGTGTCAAGTATTATTTTTGACCATGTTAAATATAGTTCTTGACCTGGCGTTAGAAAAGTTGTATAATATATACATAAAAAAGGGAAACACTATGAATAATAATGATTTAGCAGTACTGATATGGTTAGTATTATCGAATGTAGGCACTTACTTTTTATGTAAGTACCACTTCATACGACACACCATTGATGTTCTCGAAGATAAAGGGCTACTTGTCCTTGAAGATGATGAAAAATAATTCTTGACATCAACTTCAGAATTTAGTATAATATATCTGTAGTGTGAATTTCGCACTATGGGATATGGGATGGTATAGTTCAATCAATAAAACAGGTTCTTTCTGCATCTTTGAACATTCAGTTTTAGAACTAGGGAATTAATGCTACCGAAAGGGGCAAACTTAACCAAGATGCAAGCTTACTGAAAAGGAGACAACAATGACAATAGACAACTATCTATTAAAGCACTTTCTCGGCTTTGACGAGAGATTTTTTAACCCCGTTGACGATACAGCGTATCCTCGACATAATATAGTAACACGCGGTGATGACTACTTTCGTATTGAAATGGCGTTGCCAGGCTGGATTAAAGAGAACATTGAAGTAACTTTGGAGAACAGGCAACTGACTATCCAAGGAAATACTAAACTAGAGTGTGGAGAAGAGGAATCTTACTTACACAAAGGCATAAGTGGAAAAGTGTTTAAAAGAACTTTCTCTCTTGGCGAATTTATAAACGTCAATGAGGTAGAGTTTGAAAACGGCTTGCTAAGCATAGAATTAGAGAAGGTCATACCAGATGAGAAGAAACCAAAGGTATTTGACATAAAATGAAACAAAAATTTTACGAATTAAAACTTTTAATTTGTGAAGATGGCAAGTTCTGCGACGCTACTATGAATTGTTTTCTGCTGATAACATTCGGCGGAATCATGGTAAATAGTATTAGCGTACTGACTTAAAATTTTACACAGGGTAAAGTTATGGGGGAGCTTCGGCTCCCTTTTTACACAGAGGAGAAATATGAACACATCAACAGAGGGCTTAGCCCTTATCAAAAAATTTGAAGGACTAGAATTAAACGCATATAAATGTGCGGCTGGAGTATGGACTATAGGATATGGGCATACAAAGGATGTAGTAGAGGGAGATGTGTGGACAGAAGCAGACGCTGATGACGCATTGAAACATGAGCTAATAGAATTCGAGGGTTATATAAATGACCTAGTAGAATGTTCTTTAACACAAAATCAATTTGACGCCCTAGTCTCATGGGTGTACAACCTTGGACCAGCTAATCTAAAAGCATCAACTCTTTTGAAGAGATTAAATGCAAACGATTATGAAGATGTTCCTAGCCAACTAAAAAGGTGGAACAAAGCTGGAGGTAAAGTTTTAGAAGGTCTTATCAGAAGACGAGAAGCTGAAGCTTTATTATTTCAAGGAGCAATCTGGGAACATGTCTAAGCTAAAGACTATGCTCCTCAAATTTTGGGACAGCTTTTTAAAACTTTTCGCAACTCGATATAAATTAATCGTCAGTTATAACTCTACCTACGGGGATGGGGATGACCAAGTATTTATGGTGAAGAAGTTCTTCTCCAAAAAAGATAAGTACTTAAAATTCCAGACCACAGATGGGGAAGTTGTAGAGATAAGAGGTGCGGAAGGCTTAAATTACAGGATACAAGAATTATGAATCAATTTTTTATAGCCATTATAATAGTCCTATCACTAGGGAGTTGGTATCTATGGAGTGATAATCAAACACTTCGAGAGAACAATGCCCAGTTAATGGTAGCTGCAGCAACACAAGAAGAAACAATATCGCAGTTACAAAACGATATGGCACTACAAGGACAGTCTCTTTTAGAGTTACAGTCTAAAGGTCAGGAAATCCAAAAAGAAATGGATAGATACTTAGACATATTTAAGAGACACAATTTAACAAAGTTAGCGGCGGCAAAGCCAGGTCTGATAGAGACAAGAGCTAACAAGGCAACAAAGGAGGCGTTTGATGGAATTGAAGAAGACAGTCGTGACATCGATGCTGCTGATGATAGTCTCATCGTGCAGCCTACTACCAACAAAGACATTAGAGGTTAGTGCAAAACCAATTGAAAGGAAGATTATTCAACCTATCCTGCCTCGTGAAATAGACTTAAAAGAACCATATTGGTATGTGGTTTCAGATAAGAACCTTGACGAATTTCTATCGAGAGTAGAAAAAGACCAAGGACAAGTAGTATTTTTCGCTATGAGTGTTCCAGATTATGAACTGATGGCGTACAATACTCAAGAGCTCAAACGTTATATAAACGAGCTCAAAGAGGTAGTTATTTACTATAGGAAGGTGACTACCGAACAAGGAGACTAGTATGTTAGAATTCTTTCAATGGGTGCAAGCTTTAATAGCAGTTGTGCCAACGATCGTGTTGGTCGCATCTGCAGTAGCTGCGTTAACACCTACACCACTCGACGACGGGTGGATGAAAAAAATCTATGTTGTATTAGATTGGTGCGCACTTAATGTGGGCAAAGCCAAGGATAAATAATGTCAGAAGCAGTAGACAATAGAAACGAAGTCAACATTGACCTCGAGAAATATATGTCACTTGTCGAGAAACTCGACGGAGCAGAAGACACTATATCAGCTCTCAAAACAGAAGCTGAAGCAGCAAGAAAGCAACTTGCTCCACCAAAAAGAAAGATTATGGACTTGTTCTTAGATGACAATGACATAAATGAAAAGTCTATTATAGGCTTTATGTCTTTCTTCTTAATGTTCGTATTCGGAACCTGTGATTTAATTACAGCGTTCTGGGGCATGGACTTACAGATTAGTGATACTATCTACACCTCGTTTGTAGTTGTAACACTAGGAGCATTTGGTATCTCGGAAGCAGGAAAAGCCTTCGGGAAATAATTATCTCACCAGTTGGAAGTCGAGCTTACTCTTAGTTCGACTTTCACCTTTTACAATCCCTACTAAATATAAACCTCACTAAAAATAAGTCTTGACAACGGGTCGAAATTTCTGTATAATAGATTTATGAATTTATTTTACTTAGACGAAAATTTAGATATGTGTGCGGAAGCTCATGTAGACAAGCATATAGTTAAGATGCCACTCGAAGCAGCCCAGCTACTTTGTACGGCAATATGGATAGATTCAGTTCTAGGTTTCATTCCGCGAGCACTTAATAAAGAGGAAACTCGAGAACTTAATTCTCGAAAGTCAGAAATTAAACACTTGCCAATGGAAGAGAGACCCTTGACACCTTACCTTCCAATGATGTACAATCACCCTTGTACTATTTGGACTCGATCATCGCTTGATAACTTCGAATGGGTTCACTGTTATGCAAATGCCCTCAACGACGAATATTATTATAGATACGGTAAACAGCACAAATCAGTGGTGGAAGTAATCAACCGATTACCAGAACCCAAAAACATGGAAAGATTGGGAATGACGGAGTTCCTACTAGCCATGCCTGACGAGCTCAAAATGGAAGGTAATCCGATTCAGTCTTACAGAGACTACTATCACTTAGACAAAGCAACTTTTGCTAAGTGGTCATACAGAGACAAACCACATTGGTGGAATGAAGATTACGCCGACTATGAGAAAAGGATAACAGCAAAATGAAAGTAACAATTTATGGCAAAGATAACTGCACTTACTGCACTATGGCAAAGAACCTAGCAGAGAATAAGAAAGCAGAAGTAAGATACTTAAACATGGGAGAAGATTATACTGCTAAGAACTTTATGGCAGAGTTCCCAACCGCTAGAACCTTTCCGCAGATTATATTTAACGGAGAAAAGATTGGTGGCTATTCAGCATTGCTATCGCTACTAACAAACGAGGAGTAATATGAAACCTATTAAAACAAGTGATGGACAAACTAGAGTTATAAACGATAGTGATAACCTCGAAGAAAAGACAAAAACATCTGTAAGATGGAGAAAACAAATTAAACTACTAAAAAATAACAAAATAACCAAGATATTTAGAGCATGGAAATAACGAACAATAAATTTAACGAACGAGAAGCCCTCCTTATCCTAAAGAACCACATTTTAGGAACATATGACCAACACTACAGTATGAATAAAATTCAGGCAACTGAGTTTATATTTGATGCTGGGCATGGAGAAAGTTTCTGTTTAGGAAACATTATAAAATATGCTCAAAGATATGGTAAAAAAGACGGCAAAAACAAAGAAGATATTTTAAAAATATTACATTACGCAATTATGTTGCTAGGAGAAGAGATTGATAAAAAATAAATCATATGAAAATCTTACTGATGTAAATATTAGACAAGTTATAGAGCTACTTGAACAACCTAGTCCTATAACAAAGAAAGAAGCATGCGGAATTCTGAATATTAGGTATAACACGACCAGACTTCAGAAAATTATTGAAGAATGGAAGGACACACAGGAGTTCAAGGCTAGACGAAAAGCCCTGAACAAAGGCAAGCCTGCAAGTAGAGATGAAATTTCTAGCGTTGCTAAAATGTATGTAGAAGGTTTTAATGTATCTTCTATTGCACAGTCCATCTACCGATCCCCCGCCTTTATAAAGAATATCATTGAGAGAATTGGAATACCAATGAAACTCGCTGATTCAGATTATGAAGCCAGAAGGAGAGCGTTATTACCCGAACAATGTGTAGCTGACACATTCCACGAGGGAGAGGTAGTATGGGCAATTAGGGTAAATTACCCTGCATACATAAAGAAAGAGTTGTTCCCTGAAAAAGCGGAAACAAGAGGATATAAGTTATATCTTTGTTACACCATAGAGTGTAGTCAAGACGATTTAAAAGATACTTATTTTCCTCATTTACCTTTCGCTGGAAAATATACTGTTCAACCTGCTTATGAGCTTGGTAGTTTAAGACACTTGGAGCAGTATGGAGTTAAGTTTATTTAGTATATTGTTGGCAATTTATTTGTCATCAATAATAATGTTAATGGGAAGATTATGGTGGCCTATTCATAACTATATGAGGAGGTCATATCCAGATCACGCAGTAACAAGATGGTGGCCACTTGTATTTATTATACAACTAATAGGCTTCACCATAGGCGCACCCTTTTTATGGGGGTGTATAGTGAATGATGAGTTACAGGATAGATTTATAACAAAGTATCTAGTAACTATAATGGAAGGACAAGAATGAATTATTTATTTACAGCATTAATCAAAAAATTGGAAGGAGATGCAGAGGTTGCAAAGGCAAACCTATTGACATATCAACGCAACTCTGTTGGTATTGGGGAACACCCTGATATTGTAGAAGCTATGGAGACTCAAGTCTCAAAAATAGCCGAAGCAGAAGATAAAATTAAAGCAATCAAGAAACATTTTTCATAGGATGTATAAAATAGTTCTTGACAAATCTTTCAAAATTTATTATAATATATTTATATTATGAGTGATAGATATTACCAACAAATGAAGGAAGCGACAGGGTGGGCACCCGGCATGCCTGAATTTTACAAACACAGGAGAAAACGTATGTCAACATGGACAGATGAAACAAAACAAGAAGCTATTGATATGTATGTAGAAGAGAATGCTACACCAGAGAATAGTATGGAAATAGTTGCAGACATTGCTGAGCAACTAGGGCAAACACCTAACGGAGTCAGAATGATTCTTACTAAGGCTGGCGTCTATGTCAAGAAAACACCAGCAGCCAAGGCTTCAGGTGGTTCAACAGGTGGAACTAGAGTATCAAAAGCTGACGCTCAAGATGCACTATCATCTGCAATCAGTGACGCAGGTCATGATGTAGATAGTTCTATAGTTGAAAAACTAACTGGTAAAGCAGCACAGTATTTTGCTGACCTTATCAACAAAATAAACGAGTAATTGTTTGTACCCCGACTAGTTCGGGGTATTTTTGTATCTAAAATATTGACCTTAAGTTAAAAAGAAGAAAATTTTCAACTATTAACTAAGGAGAAGTATGAAAAAGAAAGAGTTCATTGAAAAAATGGACAGAGCAGGGGATGCAGTAATTACTTACAGAAGTCAAAATAGTCGCAAGTTGAAATATAACGTGTGTACTATAGATTTTGATAATAAATATATACAATCAAAGAAAACTAGGGCGAAAAGCGGTCAACACACTGTATTATGCTTCTGTTGGGACACAGATTCCTACAGAATACTTGTGCCAGATAATGTAACAAGTATTGTACCACTCAACAAGGTGATTAGAAATGAACCTGTATGAGGCACCAGCAAAATATGAGAAGGTCATTTCAGTTAACGAAGATAACTCGGAGCAAGTAAGACTAGTAGTAAATAGTTTTAGAGGCAAAGAGTATCTACATCTTCGTAAGTATTATCAAGATTTTGATGAAGAATGGAAGCCTAGTAAGGACGGCATTGCTATGTCTATTGACTTTGAGAATACAAGAGGTCTTTTCGAAGGTCTTGTAGAAATTATTTCTCTAGCAGAGTCAAGAGAAATATTAGAAAGAGAGTTCTCTGACCTTATAAACCAAACTTACCAATCATAAAATAGTTCTTGACAACTCCCCAAAATCTCTGTATAATATACTTATGATTTTAAAAGGAAGTATGAGCTACGACCAGCATGGGCGTAAAAGAAAGAACAGATTAAAGACAAAGAGGAAGTCGTCTAACCGGTCAGGACAGTGGGTTCGCCTACAGGTGCAGGATCATACCCTGCCTTCCTCACCCTCTATACCAAGTGCAGAACTTAAACCATATAGTCCTGCACAAGACACTTCATACAAGAAGGAAGTAAGTAAACAATACACAGTCGCTGTTGCGTATAACAAAGGTGCATACCAAGTTATACCAAGAGATGACGTCAAACACATAGGCAAATAGTTATGATTTCAGATTTAGTTAGAAAAGCATCAGAAGAGTATTACAAAGGCTCTCCCATTATGTCAGATGAGATATATGACCATTTGTTTAACCTAGCAAACATCGAGGATGTTGGGTACTCTGATGTCTCAGAAAAACGGTTCCCGCATTTATATCCAATGTTTTCCCTGCAAAAAGTATGGGAAGGAGAAGATAAACCTGCGTTTCCGTGTACTGTAGTTACACCTAAGTTTGATGGAGCTGCGATAAGTATATTAATTGCAGATGGTAAAGTACAGAAAGTGCTTACAAGGGGAGATGGAAAACAAGGATTAGATATCACTAGACTAATGTCTAAGAAGTTACCTACCTCCTTTCCTGTAACTGCTCCTATGCAGATAACAGGAGAGGTAGTCTCCCCAAAGACCATACCAAACGCAAGAAACTATGCTGCTGGAGCATTGAACCTTAAAAGTGTTGATGAGTTTATGACTCGAGACATAAGGTTCATTGCATACGGCATCAATGTATCTCCTACAGAAAACTATGAGACTGATTTGGATTATATACAATCACTAGGATTCGATACTGTTATATCAATAGCTGATCAAGCTGAGGAATATCCTCAAGATGGACTAGTCATGCGAGTAAACAGTAATAAACAGTTTGAAGAGTTAGGATTTACTAGTCACCACCCTAGAGGAGCATACGCTCTGAAGAAAAGAGAGCCGGGAGTCGTTACTACATTATTAGATGTAGAATGGCAAGTAGGTAAATCAGGTGCAGTATCTCCAGTTGCAATTCTAGAGCCAGTAATGATAGAAGATGCATTGGTTAGTAGAGCAAGTCTGCATAATAAAGCTATTATAGAAGCACTTAACTTAGAGATTGGGTGCTATGTAGAAGTAATTAGAGCAGGTAAGATAATACCACAAATTGTACAGAGGATAGGATGAGTATACAAATCATAGATGGAGCTTTATTACATGAGTTTCGAGCTAAAAATAGAAAAGCAGAAATTTACAGCCACAAGAATGGTTATGTAGTTAGGATGTTTGAAAACCAAATATGGAAAGAAGACAGAGTTATTACAGGCCATACTGAACAGTACGCTGAAGAGTGTGCAGAAAACTTTACTTTAGAAATATTCTAATGGCTGGAGGAGTATACAATCAAACATACTTCGATAATCGTCCTCTTGAAAAAGAAAGGGACGGAGTTTTATACGGCGTAATTTTAGTCAATACAAAAACATGGAACCGAGAGTGTATCAAGGTAGGTATAGCTAGTGGGAAAGATTGGAGACACGTAATCAAACGAAGTCGAGGATTCAAATACTACGACTTAAGAATACAACGAACTTACCACGACACTATATATAATTGCTGGAAGTTTGAACAGGAACTTCATGCTAAGTATAAGCATGACAGCTATGCTCCAAAAATTAAGTTTGGAGGACATACAGAGTGTTTCAAAATTTCTTCCTTAATTCTTCAGGACTTCCCCAAAAATAGATCTTGACAAATGGTCAAAATCTTAGTATAATATATGTATATTTTGAGAATAAGAGATGATAGCAATACCCACAGAATGTCCAAGTTGTAATACAAGTCTAAAACTTGTCAAGGATATTTTGTATTGCTTGAATGACCATTGTCCTGCTAAGTGGGACAAGAAGGTGGAAGGCTTTGCCAAACACCTTAAAATAAAAGGTCTTGGCCCCTCAACCATTCAGAAACTACAGATTCAGGATTTTCACGATCTCTACTCCTTATCGAGGGAAGAAATATCTGACTGCCTGAATTCTGAAAAGATTGCTGACAAACTGTATTTAGAAGTACAGAAGTCTACAGAATCTGGGTTGGAAGAATTACTACCAGCATTTGGAATTCCACTTGTTGGTAAGTCAATCTCTTCTAAACTCTGTGCAGTTGTGGATGATATTTCAGGTATTACTTGGGATAGTTGTCACCGAGCAGGTTTAGGGCCAAAGGCTACTCAAAACTTAATTGATTGGATTCAATGTGAGTTTTATCCGAATGAATACAACACACTACCTTTCTCTTTCAAGACGAAACAAAAAAGTGTAAAAGAGAAGAGTAAAGGAGTCGTCTGTATCACAGGTAAACTTAGTAGTTATCCGAATAAGTCAGCTGCTTTAGCAGTGCTTGAGAAAGCTGGCTACACAGTAAAAGGTACTGTAACTAACGCCGTTACAATACTGATTAACGAGAGTGGTATTGAGAGTTCTAAAACTATCAATGCTAGAAACAAAGGCGTTAAGATAATAACAAATATAAAAAAATTATTAAAGGAAATATAAAAATGGCATTACCAAAATGGACAGACGAGAGAACTGATCAACTAGTTAACTTCGTCGGTGAAGGACCAGTCTCACAAGCTCAAGTTGCAGAAGCAGCTGAAGACTTAGAGACATCAACAAGAAGTGTATCTTCAAAGTTGAGAAAAATGGGTTTTGAAGTTGAATTAGCTTCCTCATCAGCAAGCAAAGCGTTTTCTGATGAACAAGAAGCAACTCTACAAAACTTTGTAGAGAACAACAGCGGTACATATACATACGCTGAAATCGCAGAGAATTTCGAAGGCGGATCATTCTCAGCAAAATCAATCCAAGGTAAAATCTTATCTATGGAACTTACTGGTCATGTAAAACCAGCAGAGAAAGTTGTAACCCCTAGAACTTACTCTGAAAGCGAAGAAACAACATTTATCGATATGGTAAACGGTGGTTCATTCGTAGAAGAAATTGCAGAAGCTTTAGATAGAAGTGTAAACTCTATCAGAGGTAAAGCTCTTTCTTTGCTAAGAAGTGGAGACATCGGCTCTATTCCTAAGCAAAAAGTAACTAAAGGCTCTAACAAACAAGACCCTTTTGTTGACTTAGAAATTGCGTCTTTAACTGTAGACGAAATAGCAGAAGAAATCGGTAAAACTGTAAGAGGCGTGAAAACAATGCTTACAAGAAGAGGTCTCGCATGTGCAGACTACGATGGATCAGCTAAAAAAGAAAAATCAGTTAGCTAATTAAACTAGACTAAGAGAGGGCGTTCATTCGCCCTTTCTTTTCGTTCATTTTTGGGAGAAACATGACACTAGCCTCGGCTCTACTACATCAGATACTATCAAATTCCGAAATAGCAGTTTGGACAGAACTGAAGGAACTTTATTTGCCTTCAGAATACAAGTCGCTGTGGAAAATAATCAACTCACATGTCGATAGATATGGAGACTTACCTTCCTTTGAAGACTTAAAATTTGAGATTAGGGATTCCAAACTACAGGAAATGGTCTACGCGATAGAGTCAGTAGAAACCGAAATTGATGCAATGACATTGCTAGATTATCAAAAGAATGAGTTCACACAGAACGAAATTCTAACCCAAATAGATTCGTTTGTAGATGAAACAATTGCTTTCTCTACAGCGGAGGAGAACTTAGATTCACTGCAAGAAATAGTGGTCGAAGTCTCCGAAAAAGTCGATACTACTCCGCCTGGAGAGAATATGGCAAAAATTGAACTGTTCGACCCCGAGGAAGAACTAGGCAAGTTTGTCACTCTAGGATTGAATAATGAGTATGATAGAGACTTTACATTTTCTCCCAAAGATTTGGTGCTAGTGGGAGGACGACGTGGTGCAGGTAAATCTATTACATGTGCTAACTTGGCAAACAACATTTATGAGCAAGGCCGCTCAGCGCTTTACTTCACTATCGAGATGGATAGCAGACAAATTCTGCAACGTATCTGTGCGCTCGGTGCTAATGTACCAGTGAATAGACTACACAGAAAGAATCTCTCCAGGGATGAGTGGGATAGAGTAGCAAGGTGGTGGTGTGATCGTTATCAAGATAGTGGGGACTTACTCACAGACTTTTATAGTCATAGAAATTTTGAAGATCTTCACTCCAAACTTATCAGAAACCCTCTTCGTGAGGACAAGCAGATTGAGATTGTTTACGATCCAATGCTAACAATTGGTAAGATTGACGCAGTACTCAAAACAAAAATGAATCAGTTGCCAGATGTTGGTATTATTATAGTAGATTATCTAAACCAAGTCAAACGCTCACTAGCCTCAGGTCGTCAGTATGAGTGGACAGAACAAATAGAAGTAAGTAAAACTCTGAAGTCTATGGCTCAGCAATACGAAACTATGGTGTTCTCTCCATATCAGACTGATGCTACAGGAGAAGCAAGATTTGCAAAGGGTATTCTCGATGCTGCTGATGCAGCGTACAGCTTAAACGCTTGGGAACAACAGGACAACTGTATGACCTTTAGTTGTCAGAAAATGAGAAGCGCACAAATGAGAGATTTTACTTCAGAAATGGATTGGGAAACCTTACGTATAGGGCCTACATCTGTTATGAATCCTGAAGATAGACAGGAAATGAAAGAGAGCATGACTACAGGAGAGGCTATCAATGACATGTAGTATAGGATTTACATGTGGAGCATTTGATCTCTTACATGCAGGGCATATAGTAATGCTCAAAGAAGCAAAGAATAATTGCGATTATCTAATAGTAGGGTTACAAACTGACCCGAGCATAGATAGACAAGAAAAGAACACCCCCGTACAGTCTGTATTCGAAAGGTATGTACAACTTAAAGGGGTAAAGTATATAGACGAGATCATTCCATATGATACAGAACAAAGTCTACTAGACTTACTAGAAGCTACAGAGATACATCTTCGTTTTGTCGGAGAAGATTATGTAGACAAGGAATTCACAGGGAAAGGGTTACACGAAGTTTTTTACACAAGTAGACAACATTCTTTTTCCACAACACAACTAAGGAACAGAGTACATGAGAATAGCAGTAACAGGTAGTAACGGATTTATTGGTAAGTGTTTAGTTGAGAAGCTAAAGACTACAGAGCATGAAGTACTAGAGTTAGACATACACAATTGGGATATTCAAAATATTCCTCGTGATGGGAGTGGTATTGAACAGCACTGGCTAATGTATGACTGTGTTGTGCATTTAGCGGGACTAGTGAAAGTTGGAGAGAGTGTATGCAAACCCTCAGAATATTACAATACAAATATAATGGGAACTAAGAGAGTAATTGATGCCTTCCACGACGCAAAGTTTATCTTTGCCTCTACAGGTGCTGCGTTTAATCCAACTTCCCCTTACGCAAAATCTAAATTACTTGCGGAAGATATTGTAAAAGCTGAGTGCAAAGAGTATACTATATTTAGATTCTACAATGTGGGAGGACGAAATCCTACAAATCCTGAAGGATTACATGCTGCTACGGTTAACGCATGTGGTACGGGGCTTTTTACCATATATGGTAATGATTACAATACAAAAGATGGAACATGTGTAAGAGACTATGTTCATGTAGATGATTTATGTGATGCGATAATAAGAGCAATACATGCGCCAGGTGCAATGACAGACTACGAACCTTTAGGGTCTGGTCACTCTTACACAGTCTTAGAGTATGTAAATGCTTTCTTAGAGGAAAATGGACCAAAGTTCAAAGTAGAATACGGACCGAGAAGAAGAGGAGACAATGAATCAAGTCAAGTCCCTCACATGAGTAAATTTATGAAACCAAAGAAAACTATTAAGGATATAGTAAAAATATGATATTATATACAGAAAAACAATTACAAACAGCTTATATACTTTATGTAAGAAGATTACACGAAAACAATCAAATATTTGGAAACTATCAAATGGATATACCCTCACTAGAGGAATTTAGATTGATATACGAAGCAGAGATAGAGCTAGAATATAATGGAGAGAACTTACATTAATGGAAGCAGTAAATTTATTAGTAGAGAAAGGCATAGATTATCAAATCTCTGGCAAAGATGCAGTTATAAAGTGTCTTAATCCTGAGCATGATGATAGTAATCCAAGTATGAGAGTGGACAAAGTTACAGGAATGTTTCATTGTTTCTCGTGCGGATTCAAAGGTAATGTATTTACTTTCTTTGGTGCACCTCAATCTCCACTAGAAATTAAAAGATACATGCTAAAGGAGAAGATTGCAGAGAAGAAAGCTTCAGCAGTAGGAATTAAACTACCAGCAGGTGCAGTAATGTATAGTGGAACACTAAGAAACATTAGTGCTGATACATTGAAAATATGGAGTGCATTTACTTGGGAGGACGGGGACAAGTTTGCAGGAAGAGTTATATTCCCTATTCGAGATATAACAGGAAAGACAGTTGGGTTGATAGGTAGATTACTACGAGACGATCCAACAAGGCCAAAGTATCATCTTTATCCACCAGGATTAAAGTTACCATTGTGTCCTGCAAAACCTAAAATGATACAGAACAGAATTATATTGGTTGAGGGTATATTTGATGCTCTTAACTTATGGGATAAGGGGTTAAAGAATACAGTCTGTTGCTTCGGCACACAGTCTGTAGATTGGGTTAAACTATCTATTCTAAAAATGCAAGGAGCAACAGGAGTAGATATCATGTTTGATGGAGACGAAGCAGGTCAAGTCGCAGCTACCAAAGTAGAAGGTATATGTGAAACTCTAGGCATGGCACATCAAACAATTAAATTAAAACCGGGCAATGATCCGGGCAACTTCACTAGAGAAGGAGTTGCTAGACTAAAGAGAAGATTATATGGGTAATATGAAAACACAAGAAGTGGTAGATATAAAAAATGCTTGTCCTGAGTGGACAAATCAAGAGTTAAAACCACTTAATCACCAAGGTGCAGAAGTACCTGGGTACATGATAGCAAAAGATGGAGTTGTAATTAACTACAACGTAAAGAAGGAAGGAACACCTTTGACTTGGTATGGAACTGGGCCACATGGAAATAAATATCCTTCAGTTGGACTGAAACTTCCTGCAAGTATACTTAAATATGTGAACACAGAAGCAGGAAACTACTGTGAAAGAACAGATACAGTAAAGAGAGTAGTAAGACTTCATGTATTAGTAATGGATAGTTGGGTAGGTTTAGAGGACTGTCCGGAAGAATTAAGACCCTATTGGCATAACTTTGATGAGAACTTAAGAAGTATCTTAAGACCTTTCTTCAATGTAGACCATATAGATGATAACAAACACAACCCACACGTAAGTAATTTACAGTATGTATGTCCTAAAGACAACCACTGGATTATAAAGGGTGGACACGCACCAAACCTACAGTTAGGTAATGGTGTATATACAAAAGACAAGGAGATAGAATGGCTAAAGTAGCATTAATAGAAGCAAAACCGTCAAGGACTGACTTTATAGGTCACTTTGATAACTTATTTGAATTTGATAGATATTCGCTATCATCAGATGGAACACTGAAAAAAGTACTAAAAAGAGATGTAGATATAGATATAGATATAGACAGCTATGATTGGATTATTTTAGTAGGCTCAGAAGCCCTAAAGTATTACACAAACGTTACTTCAATTATGGAGTATAGTGGTAAAGTTGTAGATGATAAATTTATTCCTGTAATGAACCCAGCTATGATTGCTTTCAAACCAGAAGTAAAAACACTCTGGGAAGATTCAAAGAAAAGTATTATAGAATACGTATCGGGAAAAAAGAAAGTAGTAAAGATAGATGAGAGTATTGCTTTTGGAATAACCGATAGTGTAGAAGCAAGTAAATTTATTATAAAAGCTAGAGATAGTGAGAGTGAATATATTGCTCTTGACTCAGAAACATCAGGACTGTACCCTAGAGATGGGTATATGATTGGTATTAGTTTAAGCTATGATGGTGAAACAGGTGCGTATATAAACTGCGACTGTATTAATGCAACATGTGAGGCTCTTTTACAAGAAGTCTTCGATAAAAAGATAGTAGTATTTCATAATGCAAAATTTGATGTATCGTGGTTTGAGTATCACTTTAAGTTTAACTTTCCTAGATTCGAAGACACAATGCTACAGCATTACCTAATAGATGAAAATCCAGGAACCCATGGACTAAAACAGTTGTCTCTCAAACATACTAAATATGGAGACTATGAAAAACCTATGTATGACTGGATAGCTGACTATAGAAAGACAAATGGTATACTAAAAGCAGACTTCAGTTGGGATATGATTCCATTTGATATTATGAAAACTTATGCTGGTATGGATGCAGTTTGTACGTACATTCTACATGGCAAGTTTAAGAAAGCTTTAGATACTAACAAGAGACTTACTTGGGTATATGAGAATATTCTAAAGCCTGGGTGTAGATTTCTTATTGATGCAGAAAACAATGGAGTACCTTTCGATACAGATAGACTAGTAAGTTCACAAACACTTATGGCAGATGTTATCGAAGATGCTGCTCAAAAGCTAGATGAGTACAAGGAAGTACAAGACTACAAAACAAATACAGGAGACTTCAATCCTAACTCAACAAAACAATTGAGAGAGTTATTATTTGATTATATTGGATTAGAGCCTACTGGAAAGAAAACAGGAACAGGTGCAGATAGTACGGATGCAGAGAGCTTAGGTAATCTTGCAGAAGAACATCCAGTTCCCCAACTCATTCTGAATGTTAGACAGAATGTAAAAATTAAAACAACTTATATTGATAAAATTATACCCGCACTAGATAGAGATGGAAGATTGCGTACGAACTTTAATCTTCATGGGACTACATCAGGTCGTCTATCATCTAGCGGTAAATTAAATATGCAACAGCTGCCTCGTGATAATCCTATAGTAAAAGGTTGTATGAAAGCGAAGCCTGGCAACAAAATAGTTGCAATGGACTTGACAACTGCAGAAGTATATTGTGCAGCTGTCTTAGCTAAAGACCACAACCTTATGGAAGTATTTAAGAGTGGAGGCAACTTTCACAGTAATATTGCGAAGTTAGTCTTTGAGCTTCCATGTGAGGCAGACGAAGTTGCAAAACTATACCCAATGGAGAGACAGGCTGCTAAAGCTGTGACATTTGGTATAATGTATGGTGCTGGTCCGCAAAAGATCAGTTGGCAAGTAACAAAAGATAGTGGTAAACTTTTTACCGTATCTGAAGCTAAAGAGGTGATTGATGACTACTTTAAACAGTTTTCAGCACTCCGTAAGTGGATTGATAATTCTCAAAACTTTATTCGTGACAATGGTTTTATTTACAGTCACTTTGGAAGAAAAAGAAGATTACCAAATGTTGCCTCGAAAGATAAAGGTGTTGCCTCTCATGAAGTGAGATCAGGACTAAATTTTCTAGTTCAGTCCGTTGCTTCTGATGTAAACTTACTCGGAGCAATTGATACACATAGTGAAGTGTTAGAAAAGAAAATACCTGCTAAAATATTTGCGTTAGTGCATGACTCAATATTAGCAGAAGTGAAGGAAGAAGCAGTAGAAGAATACTGTGAAATCCTACTAAGAAACATGCAAAAGGATAGAGGACTCTCAATACCAGACTGCCCAGTAGGGTGTGATTTTGATATTGGTGATGATTACTCTTTCGG